ACAGCAAGAGTGGTATCTAATGTTACAGCACCATCTACATTTAAAGTACCATTTACTGTAGAGTTTGCACCACTCAAAGTTATGGCAGTAGCTGTACCACTTGTACCTTGTATTTTGTCAACTCGTATTTCACTCATACAATTACCAACCTTCCACCATCTTCAACAGTAATAGTCTTATTACTTGCTACAGTTATTGGACCTGTAACATTGGCATTTTCTGATGCAGTTATTGTAATATCGTCTGATAAAGTTTGAACATTTGTTCTAAATATACCATCAGCTTTATATGTACCACTTAACTCAACTGGAGGTGCAACTGTACCTATTGTTCTATGTAAATAGTAAACAAATATATTGTTTCCAGAATTACTAGATGGAGCCGCAGTAAATGTTAAAGTTGTACCACTAGATACAGCATAACCTACTGATGGTTCTTGTATAACACCATCTACAGATACAAGTATATCCTCATCTGATCCTACACCAGCTTCTAATGTAAATGCAGTCGTTGATCCATCACCAGAATAAACAGAGGCTGCTCTTGGTGTAACAAATCTGTCTGGTGATGTGTTTCCAATATAAGGCATTTATACTCCTATGTACTTATAGCATCAACAGCAGACACCCAAACATCGGCTGAACTAGCTACACTGCTTTTTACTTTTAAAGCGTCACCTGAAATCATAACAATCTTTGCACCACCATCTAATATTTGCAAACTACCTCCAACTGGTATTGGTGCATCTTTAACAATATGTATATCATTACTGCCATCATTAATATAAACTTCTACTGTTATCTGTGCAGTGTGAACATTAGCAACTGTAATACCAACTATAGCATCATCTGAGTTGGCTGTTCTTAGTGTGGTTGCACCCGTTCCAACTGCATTTGCTGTATTTCGCTCAAAATCTTGTGCCATAATTTACTCCTTCAGAGGGCAATTGCCATAGCTGTAGCAAAACCTTTACTAGCTTTAGTATCAATTTGTGTTTGTATTGCAGATGTTACTCCATCTAAATATCCTATTTCAGTAGAAGTTACAGCACTTACTGACACATCTCCACTACCATCAGACACCAATGCTCTTGATGCCGTTAAGTCTGCCATCTTACTAAATGCTATTGCAGCTCCAGAGGCTACACTTGCATTTACCACTGCATTGGCAGCCAACTCATCTGCTCCTACTGCATCATCAGCTAACATTGCGTTCTCAACAGCACCATTAGCTATTGTAACGGCTCCAGCATTTGTCATTGTTACATCACCAGATAATGCAGCGGCAGTAAATCCAGTTCCGTCACCAATTAATATTTGTGTGTCTGTAACTGCTTTTGCAGAAACAACACCAGAACTATTAGCATCTCTTACTAAAACTGTGTTTGCAGCTTGATTGGCTATCTTAGCTAAAGTTACATTTGCATCAACAATAGAGGCAGTAACGACTGCACTTGATGCTAACTGATCCGCTCCAACTGCGTCATCTGCAATTTTGGCTTGAGTTACATTATCATCCACTATAGATGCTGTTACAACCGCACTTGATGCTAGTTGATCTGCACCCACAGCATCATCCGCTATTTTAGCTTGAGTTACATTGTCATCTACAATTGAAGCGGTAACAACTGCATTAGCTGCTAATTCATCAGCACCTACGGCATCATCTGCCAACATAGAGTTTTCTACTGCTCCAGCGGCAATCGTAACCGCACCATTTGATGCAATAGTTACATCTCCGCTTATTGCAACAGGATTGTAATTTGTTCCATCTGCAACCAATACATGACCAGATGTATTAGTTCCCATAGTAATATCATCGCCAGTTACTGTTAAGTCACCTGTAACTGTTAAATCAGCACCTAATGTTGCATTACCACTTGCATCAAGAATTACAGATTTAGCTGATGGAATTGTACAAAATATAGTTCTTGTACCAGAACTCCAACTAACAGCATTATTGGAATTAGAACTAGCTAGTATGGTTGTTCTAGCTAACGTAGTACCAGAAGATGTAAACGTACCCAAACCAACTTCAAAGTCAGTATTATCTGTGCAACAATAATATGTAGTATCAGAGTTACTAAGATTAACAGTGAAAGTTTCAAAACCAGTAACTGCACCACCTAGAGTATATGTACCTGTACCAGTGGTGGTAGTCGTTTCCTTTATTCTATCTGATATTGTTAATGCCATTATTTTAACTCTATTGTTAGATTCCCTGCATTAATTCTAAATATATCTCCAGATGCTATCGTTTTATTTGCGTCTAAAGCTCCTACAAATAATATATTACCACTACTTGATGCATCAGCAACAATCACATGTGTTATTGTATTGTCTGTACCACCTGATGCTGGGAACTCAATGTTAGCTGCATTAGTTGCGGTTTGTGTATCGGTTGAGTCTGCACCTATGGTTGTCCAACCAGATGCTGCTACTTGTTGTCTTGCGTAGTTTGTAAAGTTTGCTTCTGTTACTGACCCAGTTTCGGCTGCACTTACTGCTGTTGCAAGTCCTACATAAATACTGTCTCCAGGACTAGAAAAACTTAAAGAATTATTTTTAAATATATAATGTAATATTCGTCTCTCTAGGTAATTGGTTGCTGCATTTGAGGTTGCCATTATATTCTCCTATGTTCTCGGTCTTGAGGGTAGACCAACTCTGTTTGCATCTGTATTTTCTCTTGCTTCTCCAAAATCTTTTAATCTTTCTAAATACTGCGAATATAAACCATTATAGCTTTGTATAACATCAGGCTCTCCTTTCATAAAAATATAGGCTTCCACAAGAGAGCCATAAAGTAAAGCAAAAGGAGCATTCGTACTAATCCAAGTTGTTCCACTATCAGCTCCAGCAGTTAAACTTGCTGGTCTATAAAAATAGTGTAATTCTACAGCGTAGTTACTATCAGGAGTAGGTGCAACAATAAAATTACTTATATCAAAAGAAGCATAGTATTTAGGTGTTCCAGTTGTACCAGCCGTAGCGTATTCTCTTATATAGTTTGTATCTTTTTGAAGTAAAAAACTCTCTGACCCAGACGTTGTAATTTGTAAAGAAAAGGAAGCTAGATAATCCGAAGGAAAAGATAAAAAAGGATCTGACGATGTAAATGCAGTTGTGACGTTTTTTCTAAAATAATCTAAATCAACAGTTTTTAATATTTTTTCTTCTGCAGCTTTGATAAAATCAGGTAAGTGCGAGACAAAAGTTGTCTCAGCATTATCTGTGTAATCTTGTATAGCTGTTTTTAATGTAGCTAATGTAAAACTCATTTATGCTCCCAACGTAACTGGACCAGCAGTTGCATTACGCCCACCACCATTTACACTTCCTATTAATGATGTACCACTACTTGCAGTAAAAGTATAGGTATTATCGTCAACTTTAGTTATACTATAACCGTCTGCTTTTTCCAAAACAGCTGTTGTAAACCCATCAAAACCAACTATATTTCTAAATCGAACGGTATCACTGCTAGATCTTCCATGACTTTTTTCTACGACTGTAATTACGCCACTGCCAGAACTACTAGATAAAAAAGGATTTAAACCTAATAATATTTCAACAGTGCTTTCTGTTTTTACATCAGGTCTACTCTCTCGTAAAGACTGTGGATCTATAACCGTTCTATGTGGGTCAAGTTGTTCATGCTTTTCCTCGTATTCAGAAATATGTACTACAGAACCATTCCATTCCTTTATTCTTTGTCTATAGGGAAAACGCATACCACTTCTATCAGATAAAAAGAAAGCATGTTTTCCACTTGCAAAAGCCATTAGATATACCTTTCATAAGGTAAAAGTTTTAAACTAGTTCTATCTCTATCTTCTGTTGCTGCTCTATCAAATTCTTCTTCATAAATCGCTTTTAAAGTAGTAATTCTATCTGGAGCTTTTTTTATAGATAAATAATAAGCTAATCCTGCAGTAAGGCACGGATAAAACCTAAACGGTACATCTACAGTATTAGTTGCAGAATCTGCATCTTCTATTCTTGTAAGTCTATCATAAACTAAACTATATGTTGCATTTGGTGTCGGATATAATCTTATTTTTGGTACAATTTGTCTATCAATATAAAACTGAGTAGGTCTTGACTCGGTTAACTTACTAGAAATATTTAAATAAGTATCTCTACCTATTCTAGTAATAGCTGTGTCTGTTTGAGATGATGTTCCTGCGTTTTCTCTTATTACAGCAGATAGTACGTCTATTGTGTCTGCTGCCAAAGTGTATTCTGTTGTGCCGTCTGTAATAGTTGTAGTAGTTTGAGTAATAGTCCATCGGTTCAAGCCACGATTTGCCCAATCAGCAAAAAGTAAATTTAATGATCGTTTTGCCGTTTTTAAATCGTAGCCTGTTCTTATTTCTAAACCACACCGTTCAAATGCTTCTTCAATATAATCATCTACGGCAAGTTCAAAATCAGATGAACCAGAAGTTGCCATTACTTCTTACCTTTTTTATCCATGTAGCCACCCATAGCCATTTTTCCGACATAGCCACCACCCATGTAGCCACCCATCATTTTCTTTTCGATCTCACCGTCCATGTAGCCACCCATAGCCATTTCAGTAACATCCATAGATTTTCCTGGATTTAGTTCTTCAATTATTTGCATTGCTGTAGCGACATCTTTATCTGTCAGCTTTCCAGTTTCCCTTGATTTAGCTAAAGCCATT